AGCCAAACCAGATTAGCCACTGGATCATCTCTGAATTCATAAAAGTCTACACTAATCAGTGACATTCTGACCAGTCCTTTCCAATTTGATACTCACCATCAATGGGCATCTTACAATCTAATTTTTCGCCCGCCTCAAGTAGAGCCTGTACACCAAGCTTGCCTACCTCTTCTGCAATCTCTGCTGGACATTCTAGCTGCCACTCATCATGCACTGTAGCCATAAACTTAACAGGCATATCTTTGATCTTGCGTTCAAGAAGGACCTGTGCGACTTTCATAACAATAGCACCATCACCTTGCAATTGTACGTTAAGTGCAGCATGTTGTGATCGACAAGGTACAAGGCGACCGTCAAGAAGCTTTACCTTACCAGTCCTATCAACATGTGCCTTTACATCATCAATAACTTTCTTCAAAGCTGGCAGTCTAGTTAAGAACTTCTTCTTAAGAGCAGCACCAGCATTAGCATTCTTGCCAATAATTTTACCAATCTTTACATTACCAGCACCATACAAGAAACCATAGAAGAAAGTCTTAGCATCGTTTCTTGTTGGAAGTCCAGCAGCATGTTGATTCTCAGAATGAATATCTCCTTCCAAGATAATCTTCGCATACGCTCCCTTATCATACTTAGCCATACGGGATGCAAGCATGCGTGCTTCAAGACCACTAGCATCAATACCGACTTGTACATTACCAGCGGAAGGTTTGAACAATGCTCGTGCTCTTTTGTCCCCTGACACCTGTTGTAGGTTGGGCTGCGATGCAGTCATACGACCAGTCACCGTACCCTGTGGGTTTACCATGCCGTGAATCTTACCGTCACGGCTATGGTAAGCCCGCTTAATCCAGTCAGATACTTGACCCTGTAGTTTGATAGTATCAAAGTATTTGATAAGCACCTGAGCTTCTGGATACTTGAGTTCTCTAAGCACAGCTTCGTCAACCTTTGGATTACCCTTGTCGGTCAGTGGGGGCACCCAACCATACTTGGCACTAAGCCGCTCCGCAATTTGTTTGCGGGAACCCGGGTTGAAGACTGTTACCTTATCTTTGAGTCGCCGCCCTGTTTTCTCGGACCAGCGTTCTTCAGTGATAGGTGGAAATGTTTGTCTCATTTCATCTTCAATAGAAATCTTATTATACTGCAACTCTTCTTCCAAATTGTATGCAGCATCAATGTCAAAGCAAAAGCCATTAGCAATTTGATTAGAAATAATTCTTGTAACTTGTTGTTCCAACCAAACAGATTTCGGATTTGCATTTATAAACTCCTGTTGTGCCTCCCAGATTTTGTGAGACACTTCTACATCTTGAATACAATACTCCAGCATTTTATCTGAGTATTCTTCCCATCCACCTTGATAGTCTTGTTTATGACAGCCAAGATGTTTGCCCCAACACTCGAGCGAGTTACCACCCAAAGGATGATCACCTCGTTCAGGATACATCATTCGGGAGATAATGAGAGTATCTTGTTGCTCAGTGTGAATAGGACCGTAGAACCTTTCGAGCACAGGGATGTCATATATCGTAATATTATGGCCAATAAGACAGTCGGCATTGCGCAACACATCAACACCAGATCTAATGTCCATACCAGTATAAGTTTTAATTTCATTTGTATCTATGTCCTTGATAACAAGGCAGTGAACCTGAGTTACCTCAGGTATCACATCGCCTTTTGTATTTAGATTAATTTCGTTTAAGCCGTTGGCTTCAATGTCTAGTACGAGTCGGTTCATGAGACTCTTCCTCCTATTAGTTAAACGTTACATTGCCTGCATCAGACTCCTGATACTCGACTTCCTCCAGTCTACCGCAGTTGTGATTGTAGTAGAGGGCTGAAGCTACACCGCACTTACCAGTCAGACGGTTCTTTAGAACACGAACTGTAGTTGTGTTCTTGACAATCTCATCTGGATCTTGTCGGTTACGCTCCAATGCGATAACAGTATTGGGTACAGAAGCAAGAGAGCCTGAGCCTCTAAGATCCTGCATGGTAATACGTTCGCCTTCTTCAAATGCCTTACCATTCTTAACAAGCTGAGAGACGATATGAATGTGTACACCAGTGCGTGACACAAGTGATCGCAACTCTTTCATAAGACTGTCAATCAACAGTCGCTCATTGTCATTCATAGATCCAAGCATACCTGTGGCAGCAGCAGTAATGTGGTCAAGCACAATAACTTCTACGCCCAAGGATACAGCCATGAACTCCAAGCGTTGCACAAGATTCTCTACACCGTTATTACCAAGGTGGTCATAGATATAGAAGCCAGTCTTGCTTAGTTTACCCAAGGCATCATGATACTCTGCATCATTGAATGTGTCAATCTCATTTGTTGATAAAACACTTTGACCTTCTTCTTCCATCAGTTTGTGCATCAATCGTTCTGCACGGATAGACCGAACAGGTTTATTAATAATCAAAGAGATAATATCTTCGATAGTTTCTTTGGGTGATTCTTCTAGCATAATAGCACCGCACTTGCGTCCTCGTTTAAGATGATCCCAAATAATTTCACGAATGATGGTAGACTTACCTGAGCCAGTACCCGATGTCCAGAGAGTAATCTCTCCTGATCGTTGACCAATTAAGAACTTGTTCATATTACCCCAAGGATAAGAGAACACACTTTGTTCTGTATCTTCATTAAGATTAATATTAGAGATGTGTAAGATCTCGTCTGGGCTATAGTGCTGTGCATTCCACATAGCATTCATTACCTCTTTGCCTTTACCTGCCAGCAAACAATCGTTAGGATCATTAAACGGCAGATTAGCAATCTTGCATTTACCCGGAGGCAATGCTTCAGCAACCTTCTTAGCTGCATCTCGTCCCGGTTCATCTTCATCAAACATCAAGATAACTTCGTCGTATGAGTTAACAAACTCCAAGTTATCTTTGATAGATTTCAATGCACCTTGTGCTCCCGTTGGTAGTGAGACTACAGGCCAGCCACCATTAAGTTGGTAGACAGTCATCGCATCGACTTCACCCTCAGTAATGACAAGTTTCTTGCCACCTTTGGATTGCCACAGCCATTGTCCATACAGCGGGAGTTTGTGAGCTTTGCCCACCCATTTAAATTGCTTATCAGGACCACGCAACTTCTGAGCAACAAGCTCTCCATCACTGTAGTAGTTAGCAATCTCTACTTCTTGCCCATTCATGTTAGAAGATTGATAGTCAAACTTTCTAGTAGCATCTTGATTGATACCACGATGAGAAAGAACTTGACAGGTACCCTTGTATGGTTTCCAATCTTCATCATAAACAGGTTCTGGTTTCATATCATGCATAGGTTTATCTCCTTCCCAATATCCACATGCGAAACAATACTTGTGACCATCATCATAGACCGCAAGGTTGTCTCCTTTTGTATCACGACCCTGCCCCCTACATTGGGGACAGGGCTCGTGATGAGTACAAACACTCATACTTATTCCTTTCTATTTCTCCTACCAAAGCCAGCGAGCCCAAGCATAGCGAGAGCACCGGGGGCAGGAATAACGTTACCTTCGAATTGAGTCCCAATCGTGGTAAAAAAATCATACGATCCCTCTTCAGCATTGAAGAGAACCGCTGACTGATATTCATAGCCATACACATCATCAGTAGTATAGCTGTAGCTAACAGTATCACCGGGGTTTACTTCAACGTTCCAAGTAATCGTATCATCAATTACCAAATCAAAGATAGCAATATCAGACGTTGCATCATTTGAGAATGTATACACAAACAATTCTGATTGAGCTTCTTCATCCAAGAAGTAGGAAGCCACAAAGCTACCCGTCCATTGGAAATCTTCTGATGCATCACCAACATAGGTCTGCTCAGTAAAGTCTGGTCCACTCAGACCAGCCAACAATAATTCTAATAACATACGTTATCTCCTAAAATAAATGTGCCACCCGACCGACTGGGTGACACATAACGCTCTTGGCAAGACTCGAACTTGCAACCTACTGCTTAGAAGGCAGTTGCTCTATCCAATTGAGCTACAAAAGCAAATAGCTCCACCGGGATTCGAACCCGGACTGGATGGATTTTAAGTCCACTGCCTCTGCCGTTGGGCTATGGAGCCTACGGTTAGTTGTCCCGCTTGTGCTCTGCCCATGCGACAAAGGTTTGTTCAACACATGCAATTGTTGGCAAAGCAAATTGCCGACTAATCCAATTGCCAACGTGGTCTTGTCCATCAATCTTTACAAGATAGCCATTAGCAATCTTGTTAATATAAAGATCATTATCAACAGTTTCAAACTGACACATGATAACAGCAGCTTGATTTACGCAGTCTTCAACACTGCATTTAGTTCCATTACAATCACTCATTGGGTTTCTCCTTGTTAATTCCCAAAACAAAATATCCATTTGCATCTTCAGCCCATTGTTTAGTAGCGTATAATTTAATTACTTGTGAGTCATCTTCCCATAATCTACCATTCATGACATCAAAGATAGCTTTTACAAAATTATCAATGTCCGCCTTTGGTGCATCTAACTTAGTAGTTTTAGGTCTGCCAATAAACAGTTCAAGATCTACAGTCAAAGGACCAGACAGCGGCTCCCATTCTCCCAATACATCGTCTACAATCTCTGCTGCTTCGCGTCGAAAGTTTTTGTAGGGTCCGGCGAAGTAGGCCCCGTGCTTTGACACACGGGGTCTACTAGCCGCAACAGGACTAATGGGAAAGGACCACTCCATTAGAACGGGGTGTCTTGAGTCTCAACTTCAGGAGCCGTAGCTTCAGAGCCATCGAATCCTTCGGTCTTAGCAAAGCCGCTGCTCTGCTGTTGTTCACCCTTCTCAATGATCTGAACACCATTCAAGAAGAATGATACAGAGCCATCTCGCTTGAGAAGCATAGGCTTAAGACGAAGCCGAACCTTGTCGCCACCAAAAGGCACAGCCTCGGTAGGATTGGTATTGGCATCTACACATGGGTAGGTATCTTTCTTCTCTCCGCCATTTTCAGGTGGGTTAGTGAAGATGGTGGACTTGACCTTAAGGACTTGAACACCTTCGTTCTCATACATACCATTGATCTTCTTACCACCAAGGGCGGTTTGAATCTCACTAAGCTGCGTCTGAAGCTGATCGTCAACAACGACGCTTACATTGTGGTTGCCGGGGGCACCAAACTTATCGTCAGGACGATGCAGATGTGACCATTTCACATCTAGAGTGTGAGTGTTAAACACTTTAGTAGGATCATTCATATATGATTACCTCAATTCTTTCTGCCAGCCTTATGCTGACCATACTTGTTCTTATGTTGCCGACGAGTTCTTCCCGCCTTCTTCATACGGGCAACAGTACTATCATCAATTTTTTTCTTAGCCATTTAAGTTCTCCATGGCTTCATTGAATTCTTGTTCGGATATTTTACCAAAAGCAAGCTTCCAACGCAAGTCTTCTTCAGCAGAAGATATCATTTTTTCTCTACGATCTGAACCTTTACCATTCTGATCATTCATATTAGTTGGTTGCCATTTACCTTTGTTATGTCCGCCAAATTTTACATCACGATGTCTATAACTTCGGCTATTATTTTTAAACCATTTTTCTCTTAAGTTATCACGCAATGCCATCGTATGGTTCCCAGTATGCATATTCACCATCAAGAACAATACCACAACCAAGAATAGGTTTAGCATTGTATCGCCTAGCGTAATACAGTGCAAGTTGTTTATGATCTACACCACAACCAACGTTCATACCAAACACCTTACCGCCTTCGTTACGATAGTAATTAACACCAGCTAATGAGTGTGTATGACCTTGAACATAAGAGTTAAAATTATCCATAGCATTATTTAACGCAGCGTACTTACCACCCCGACCGCAATCACCATGGCGATACACAACACCATCAAGATTGTAACTATCAAATCTTGGCCTCCATTCCCAACCCGGAGTCTGCCAAAGATAGTTGTAGTCAACCAAACATTCTTCTGGTAAGCCGACAGTAGTCATTTGTCTCCGGGGTAGGTCATCATGATTACCTGTCATGATAGTAGCCTTTGGAAATAACTTATACAACATTTGCACTTGATCCAGAGCTTTCTGGTATTCCAAGGCTGGGCTATCAAATCCCGGCATCTTCTCGTGATAAGAAATACTGGCCCAGTCAACAACATCACCGATATGTACTACGGTGTCTGTCTCCCATTGCTCAGACATTTCTTTTAGAAAGTTTGGATATCCAAGGTCCATGGCTGGACAGTGGGTATCACCTATTACGAGTACTCTTGCCATTTCTAAATCTCCGTTTGTAGTCATCCTTCCATTGATCAACATGGGAAGGTAGATCTACCATTCTTTCTGAGCC